CCGTGCTCCCCGGATCCTCGTTGCTCACCTGGATGGTGAACGGCGGCATCTCCCCGGTCTTCTGGTACTTGTCCGCCATCTCCCGGAACACGGACTGGTTGTAGTGCGCCGTCCCGCTCCACGTGCCTTTCCCTCCCGCCGACTTGTGTCCCATGCCGACCTTACCTAGAATCGGGACTTCCACGATGTTCACGTCCCACTTGCTTTCGAACTCCGTGATGGACATGAAATTGTAACGCCGTCCCTCAATCGTGATAAAACATTCCGCGAGGCTCCCGTACACGGCATCCTTCGCGTCCATGATCGCGTTCTGACTCATATCTTTTCACTCCTTTCTTAAGACACCGTGACCGTCATGTACAGCCTGCCCATGGCGTTCACCACGGTAACAAGGTCGGTCACGACCACGGACTTTTTGGAATTCCCCCGCTCCACCGTCACGTCGCTGTCGGAAAATCCCTCGATGGCACGCACCTTTTCCAGTTCCCGGTGATGGGACACGATGTCCGACCACAAGGAAACCCTGCCCGCCGCGTCGTTCGGGACGGTGCCAAGGTACTTCGTCGCGAACAATACCGCGATGTCGTTCCCGATCTGGTCTATGACGCGGATGGTCTGGTTGTCCTTGAAGACGTCCCCGCAATCGTCCGTCGTCGTCACCATGCTGTTGATATCTTCAAGCACCCGTACGTCCGCATTGACCTTGTGAAGCACGAACTCGCCGCCCTTCACCGCCTGAATCAGCTGCCCCTGCGTGTATCCCGTGTCAATGTCGAACGCCCCGTCATATTTCTTGTTCTGGCAGGACTTGTTGACCGCGCATCCGCACTGCGCGCCTGTCACCCAGTACACAAGCGAGGCTTCCGGCCATCCTTCGTCCGTCACCCTGTTTTTCACGTTTACGACCCCCATGTAATCGGCGGGCATGTCGTAAAGTACCGTCTGGAACTTGATTCCCATCTCGTCGCGCATCCGCTTGTTGAACGCGGCATACAGTTTCTTCGTGGTCTCGTCTGCCACCACGACCCCCATCGTGTTGTACGTGTAGGACTCAATCTTGTCCATGTACGCCTGGTGCGCGGTCCCGTCCACCGTCTTGTTCGTCCCGCCGGATAACGGCGTGGATGCCGTCGCCGCCAGCTCCGCGTCCGCATTGAATGTCACATAATCGTTGGCGGCAAGTCCGCCAGCGTCCGACACGGTCTGGGAATCTACCTTGGCGGTTCCCAGGTAGGTCACGACATCGAACCGCGCCGGGTCATCCGTGTTCGTCTGTATGACGATTTTCAGGTCGTTCCCCCTCGTCCCTCCGTACCGGGCGGTCGCGAACGCGTTCGCCGCCTTGTCCCCCCCACCGTTCAGGCGGTAGGCGTACAACGTCCTTGCCCCTAAAAACAAGTCGCCAAGTCCTTTCATCCTGGGGTTGTCAAACGCGTACCCGAAAATTTTCAGGCCGTCCTTTTTGAACGCCTCGTTCGTCACCTCGAAAACCTCTCCCTCCGGCCCCCAGTCCAGTTCGAGGGGCATCGTGGCAATCCCCCGGTCGGACAGCGCGGCCGAGGCCGATGCGGCTGACACGAAGTTGATGTACGCGCCGGGTAATTCCTTGTTCTGCACGGTAAAGCTTCCACCTCCTAAAGCCATGTCATTTCACCAGTCCTTTCTTGTATTGTTCAATCAGTCTGTCAACAGTTTCATGGGTGTACGTTTCCCCGTCATCGAGGAGGGCGCACACCAGGTCCCTTTGGTCGCGGTATCTTCCGGACGTGGCAATCTGTTCCTTGCAGAACTTTGGTTCGCTGGCCTGCCCGTCTCCCGCCGCTTTTCTTTTCTTCTTTTCTGCCGCCAATTCAGCCGCATCCTTCCGTCACCCGCGTGCTTGACTTAAGCTCGTCCATGGACTCCCGCCGCTCCCCTCCGAGATAAACGAAACCGTCATAGTTCACGAAGAAATGCAGCACGTCGTCCACTATCTCGTATCTCATCTTCGTCCCGCGCACGGGTCTGTCATCGCCGTCCTTCGTGACGTACTCCAGACACCGCCACATCCTTTCGGCCACTGCGTTGCATTCACGCTGTTTCTCCTCCGTTTCGGGAAAGTACTGGATGCAGAACTGGTTCGTCCGAAAAAACCTATTACCAAGGAAACGCCCCACGCCCTGGTTCAGGCACGAGATAAAAAAACAAGGCTCCTTCAAGCCCTGCCGGATTTCCTCCATGTGGATTTCATAAGCGTCCCCGAACTCGCCGTCCAGAGCAACGCTGATGGCCTCGGTTAGTGAGTTTATCATTACAACGTTTCCCCTCCTTAAAAGAACCGACTTAAATACTCGTTCATTCTTTTTTCAAGTAACGGCTTTGACATTTTATCCACGTTTTCCACTGATGTTTTTACGAAGCGCACTCCCGGTACCCACCCAATTCCGTTTTTCTTTATTTTCCTATGGCCGTACTCCACGTAGGAGGCGTATTCAACCGGATTTACAATTTCCACCTCATATCCACCGTCGCATCGTTTAATCTCCCCAATCGTCCAACCACGTTGCAATCTATGTGTAATATATGGTGTGTTGTTGATTAATTCGCGAAACAACCTTTGTGCCAGTTCCTTCGCGCACGATTCCACGAACATGTCCGGGTTCTGCAGCTTTTTCAGTTCCTTCTGCAACTCTACCAGACCCTTCATGTCAAATTTTCCCATCCTCGCCATGTCGCCCACCTCCAATCAAGCAAATTTTTCAAACAACTCCAAAACGATTTCCTGGTGCGTCGGGTACACCGCCGGGACCCCGCTGCACGTGTAGTCCGTGGTCACCCCGTCCTGCGTCACCGTGATTTTCGACCCCGGCCTGATGGACACGTCCGGGGACACGAACAGCTTCGTCACCTGCACGATGGCCGCCGCCGAATCTGATTGGCCGGCGGCCTTCAACGTCTCGAACGACAGCCTGCACGGCTTCCCTTCCATCACGACCACCGGGCCGTTCTTCACAAGCTTCGACTTCTCGTCCTTCACCTTTCCCATTTCCGTCACCGTCAGGATGCCGAAATACGTGGCCTCGACGGCTTTCCTCGCGGCCGCTTGCGCCGCATGAATCGCGCCTACCATCGAAGCCTCCGAAACGAGTTAAATTCATCCCTGCCACGGGACAAAAGATAATTGATGAAAGTCGTCAGTCTCTGTTCGGGCGTCGCGCTCCCTTCCCCGACGGCGAACACCGTGTTCGTGTCGCCCGTCTGGATCTGCTTTACCGCATAATTCAAATCAAGCCCCGCAATGTCAGCCGGTGCAAACGTCTTCTTGGAAAGAAGGAATTCCCCCGCCGCCATGTCAACGGCGACATGCTCCAATCCTTCCGGAACGTCCTGCCAGTTGATTTCGTTCTTGATGGTGCTCCGTACCTTCTCGACGCAAAAGGCCAGGGCGAACTCGTCACCCGCCTTGGCCTCGCACCCGAAGGATGCCAGCCTATTTTTTACTGCTTCGACATCAAACATTGCATCACCTAATCCTCGTAGACTATTTCTAATCCGTATGCTTTTGCCGCTTCATGTTCGATGCGGCATCCCCTGGCGTTTTCCCATCCCTTGCAAAAATATGCCACATGGCAAAGGCTCATGTTCTCTAAAGACTTGGCAAGGAAACAAAGAGGAATCTGAACGACTCCCCTTTCCTCCATCTTTTCACTGCTATACCACACATCGGTAAAAAGTGTATTTACAATCTCATATCCCTTTTCTTGTAAGACTTTGACTGCCTTTTCTCTAGTAGCAACAATTTCTTCATCCGTTTTGCCACCCATGGGCTGGCTCAGCATAGCCTTTTTCATATTAACACCGTCCTTTCATTATCCGCGGGAAATGATGCGGGCAATCGGAATCGCCTTGTGGCTAATCGTCTTGCTGTCGCCGTTGCTTACCAGTGACCAGTTCGCGCCGTTTCTCAGTTCGTCATCCTCGGGACTGTTGGTTTTCTGGGACGCTTTCAGGTAGGAAATTCCCGCCACGCTCACGGCGTTGCGCTTACGGGAAATCAGGGTGTCCTCCCCGCCCCTGGTTTTCGCGTCACGAACCATTTCATAAGGCACCTTTGCCCCAACGGGCTCGAAGCCAATCGCCCCCTCGCCGAGAACATACGTCGTGTACTTCGTGTAAGCGTCCTGCGCCTGGACACCCTCGGAAGCACCGGCCGCCGGAACCACTTCTACCGGCATGGAATCATCAACGATAACCAGCCGACCGTTCCACGTTCCCATGCCAAGGTCGCGCTCGATTCCTTCCGCGTCCGTGTACTTCAAGTACGACAAGAGTTTCAGGTTCTCAAGGTTCGTGGCAACGGTGGAGTGGCAGATTACGAGGCTGAACTTCTGCTTGTTGTCACCGCAAGCCTTCTGGATTGCCACGTTCAGGGAAGTCGCGC